CTGTGGACCAGTTGGACCAACAGCACCCGGATCTCCACTTGCGCCTGCTGGGCCAGCAGGCCCACTAATACCTGTATTACCTTGTGGACCAGTTGGTCCTACAGCCCCGTTTTCACCCGCAACGCCTTGGGGCCCTTGAACGCCTTGTGGACCTGTGGGGCCTGTTACTCCTGCATTTCCTTGAGCACCCGAAGGTCCAGATGGTCCAACATCGCCTTGAATGCCCTGAGGGCCTGTTGCTCCTGCATTTCCTTGAGCACCCGAAGGTCCAGTTGGCCCCACTGCACCTGCATTTCCTTGTGGACCAGTTGCACCCGAAGGTCCTTGTGGACCAGTACTACCGTTTACACCTGAAGGGCCAGTTAGTCCTACATTTCCTTGTGGACCAGTTGCACCCGAAGGCCCAGTTGGTCCAGAAACGCCGCCACCTATTCCGCCTGCATAAATTTCGTCGAAGTTAGCATTTACTTTGACAAATGCAGAACGAATGCTTTCACCATCACCTGCTAGTTCTCCCGAACCTATACTAATTGTCTGTTTTGTCATTGCAAGTCCTTAATGATTAATTCTAATATTGTTTACAGTACCATCAGTCCAATCACTTACTCTGGCTCTAATCCAGACATAGTTTCCGGTAAAATTATAACTCTTTATATTAGTAGTTGCAGTAGTGTATTCGACGCTTGAAATGTTTTCTTCGCTAATCAGTCCTGTTGTATCAATAGACATGTTGTTTGTGCCTAGCTCAACAGAAAACCAGTCAGTGGACTGCGGTGAGGACGCAAGCGACCCCTGCATCTCTATCTTTCCGATAAACTCGTTTATATTGATTTGGACAGTGTGAAAACCGTCGCTACCCCCGAAGTAACCGTCACCTTTTATAGGATCGCTGGCATAAATTAGGGCAGTTGTACCTGTATTAGGATAATCTAATACTACTGTACTGGATGAATTGACGTTGAACGTTAAACTTTGGCTTAGTGATGGCATAGTAACAATATTTATGCTACTATACCACTTTCACTTATACGGAAAAAGCAGTCTCTCTAAGGATAAACTCTTCAACTTTTTTGATGTATCCGCTCAAATATATGCCTACCATGCTGAGCATTTTGTCGTCTTCTACGTACATAAAGGGATCTTGTGCGTAGTGTCTAGTGCTTACAAGCCATCGTCTACTGGTTTCGCTAATGTCTAGCTTGTCTCCGTACTTATCTGCCCAGGTTACAAATGTAGCTCGCTTGTCTGCAGGGAATCTTGATTTAAAATATACCCTGTATTTGTACTTTTCTTTGGGAAATACGTCTCGCAGTATCTTTTTATGACCATTACTAAGCATGAATTCTAGTTCTTGGTCCGTAGTCGGCCCGCTTATCTTTCTAATCCACTTGTTTAGATCTTTATCTATTGTTTCTAATATAGATTTGTCTGTGCAAAATAGATTAAAATGCGACCCTTCTACTCGAATTTTTACATCGGGGTTGTCAATGAACGGTGCTACTAAGTTAGTAAACTCTAAGTAATCTGCTTTGTTGATTTGCAAAGCAGACAGCCTATCAACGTGCATACCTTTACCAGTAGCACACCACTCTCGAACAATATCGACTCCGCTGTGAACAATTCTAGAGGCTCCTACTTGTCTACATTCGACTTTGTAGGGCCACTTGTTATAGAACAGTTTACTGGAGTTCAGTTTCTGTATCTGTGTTTTCATCTGGAATCTTTGATTTAATGACTGGCATAACATCAACAATGTTAAGTTTTAGTTGTTCGTCTACTACATTAACTTCAACTACTCCGCCGTTTGTTAATTTACCAAAAAGAATTTCACGACTCATAGGTTTCTTAATGAATTCGTCAATAGTTCTTTGCAAAGGACGAGCACCCATTTTACTATTAAATCCTTTGGCAATTAAAAATTCAACTGCTTCGGCATTGGGTTTAACATGAATATTTTTGTCTTTAACTAATGCATTGAGCTCGTCAATAAATTTCTTAACAACTTTGATCATTGTAACATGGTCTAACTTACCAAACTTAACAATACCATCTAAACGATTGCGGAATTCAGGCGCAAAGAATTTGTTAACAGCATCTTTAGGATCACTATCACGCTCTAGACTACCAAAGCCTACTGAATTCTTTTCAGCATCTGCGGAACCTAAGTTTGATGTCATAATGATAATAGCATTGCGACCATCTGCCTTTTTGCCGTTACTACCGGTAATAAAACCATTGTCCATTAATTGTAGCATAACAGTTAGTACATCCGGGTGAGCCTTTTCGACTTCGTCTAATAAAAGAACACAGTTAGGTGTTTCTTGTAAGCATGTAATCAACTGTCCTGCATTTTCATCAAATCCTACGTATCCAGGCGGCGCTCCAATAAATTTAGCAACACTATGTTTTTCCTGAAATTCACTCATATCAAATCGTACAAGTTTAATTCCCATACCAGTGGCGAGCTGTTTAGCAGCTTCAGTCTTTCCTACGCCAGTAGGACCTACAAACAAGAAACTACCGACCGGCTTATTAAATGGTTTTAATCCTGCTTGGGCAATAAAAATCTTATCTAACAGGCTAGTGATAGCATTTTCTTGACCGAAAACCTTGTTACGTAGGCCTTTTTCCAGACTTGCAAGATTAACACCTTCTTTTGAGCTAACCTGTTCAATTGGAAGATTAGCCAGTCTTGCAACTTCAAAAACAATCTCGTCATGATCAACAACTCCGTTTTCTTCGTCCTTAACTTTAAATCGAGCACATGCACAATCAATTAAGTCTAGCGCCTTATCTGGAAGCTTCTTGTCAGTCATGTACTTAACAGAGTAGGTTACTGCATCAGTAATGGCTTGATTGGTAATCTTAACACCGTGGTGTTTTTCGTAATACTTCTTAACACCTTTTAGGATCTTAATAGTAACTGCTTCACTAGGCTCGTCAATAGTAACACGCTGGAATCGACGCATTAGGGCGCGATCTTTTTCAAAGTGCTTGCGATATTCTTCCCAGGTAGTACTGGCGATAACTTTTAGTGTACCTTTTGTCAGCATAGGCTTGAGCATATTTGCCATGTCGTTACTGTTACCATTTGCAGCGCCTGCCCCGTTCATCATATGTGCTTCATCGATAAACAGAATACAATTTTTCTTCTTTTCTAACGCACTGATAATAGCTTTAAGACGTTCTTCAAAATCACCACGATACTTACTACCGGCAAGCATAGAACTAATGTCCATACTATAAACAGTGTGATCTTGAATAAATGTAGGAACAGTACCTTCAATGATTTTTTTAGCCAAGCCTTCTGCAATAGCAGTTTTACCTACACCGGGATCACCGATTAAAATAACGTTACTTTTGTTTCTTCGAGCAAGTACTAGTTGAACTTCTTCGATTTCTTTTTCACGACCGATAACTGGATCAATTTTCTTTGATTTTGCTTTTGCAGTTAGATTGGTGCAGAACTGACTAATCATCCTTTCAAGTTGGAGATTAGATCGTGTGCTACCTGCAGAACTCTCCTCATTGTCTTCTTTGCTATATTCTTTTTGGATAAAATTTAGGAATTTATCTTTATCGATATTTGCTTTTTTAATAAAGTGCGTGGCATAGCTTTTCTTTTCAGCAAACATGCTGATAAAACAATCAACTGGTTCAATAACATTTCTACCAGTAAACAACACCTGAGTAAACGCTCGATTTAAAACGCGATCAACTGTATTTGTTTTTTTAGGACGATCGACGCTTGGGTTAACAATTTCCTTTAAATCTTCTGATATATATTTTTCTAAGTCTGTAATTAAACTTTTAACGTCAGCACCAAAGCTACCGAGGAGTTTTGCAAATTCTTCGTTAGTAACTAGCCCGTGCAAGAAGTGTTCAAGAGTAACATACTCGTGTTCGTGTTCGTTGGCTAGACTCACGGCTGATTCGAAAATCTGCTCAAGATCTTTATTTGGTTGTAGCATTAATTTTTTCCTTTTTAGCTTTCTTTGCGGCCATTGTCCATTTTAATGGACTGGTCCTATCTTGATAAGTAATACCTTCTAAATGATCGAACTCATGTAAAAAGCACTTACAGTTGTATCCGTCGAACTCACCTTCTTCCCATTCTCCGGAACTGTTTTGCCAACGTGCTTTAATAGCTGTTGGTCTTTTAATTTTAACATAAATTCCAGGGAAACTCAAACATCCTTCCTCCAAATCTTCTGTTTCATTTGTATTTGCAATGATAATGGGATTAAAAAATGCCATGCCTGCATCTGGACTTTCTCGATGTCCCATAACAAATACTCTAGCTGTTAGACCTAATTGATTTGCAGCAAGACCTATGCCATCTTGTGCGTACATAAATTCGAGCATCTGCCTTTCGAGTTCTTTTGGATTTAATATCGGATTATTAAAATCAAAGTCTGGCATTCTTTCTCTAAGAATTGGGTTTGGAAATTTTACTATGTTCATAATAATATTTAAGAAACTATTTGACGTATAAGATCTTTTTGTTGATCAGTAAGGTTTGTGGGTGTTTTTAAATTAATAGTTATCAGTAATCTACCCCGCATTCGATTATCTTGCATAAATGGCATACCGTATCCCTGCACACTCATTATTTGTCCGTGTTGTGTACCCGGGGGAATGTTTATTTCTAATGTTTTATTATCTAATGTAGTAAATTGTTTCAAACACCCAATAATTGCTTCTAAAGAATTTACATCTAACGTTCTTACTAAATCGTCATTGTTTCGTTGAAAGACTGCATGTGGTATGACATGAATAGTTAAATGAATATCACCTCTAGGTACACCACTAATACTGTCATCACCCATTTCTGATAGTCTTAGTGTAGTTCCATCCCTAACACCTGCTGGAATTTTTACTTCAAGTAATTGTTCTCTACCGGATGGTAGTTGTATATTGGCGATCAATTCTTTTCCACTAAATGCTTCCTCTAGCGTTATTTGAGTTTGAAGATTCATTATCCTGTTGCGAACAGGTTGCTGTCTACGCTGTCCAAATATATCACCAAATGGGCCGCCCCCAAACCCCCGTAGGATATCTTCAAACCCCGGAGGCATTCCTCCGTACTGTTGAAATCCACCCTGTGGCTGCGGATTATCATATTGTGCTTTTTTATCTACATCCCCTAACGTGTCGTATGCTACTGATATTTCTTGAAACTTGGCAGTGTCTCCTCCACGATCCGGATGGTGTTTGGCTGCAAGTTTACGATATGCTTTCTTGATATCGTCTTGCGATGCCGAACGATCAACGCCTAAAATATTGTAATAATCCATAAGTAGAAAAAGGTATAGTAAATTATACTATACCTTTTGGGTTGTGTCAACTGCTAGTTATTTCTTTTCCGGAACTGCTGTTCCCTCTACCTTTTTACGAACTTTAACCTTTTTGCATTCCTGCACAGGCTTACCGTCTTTGCCGTTAATTACTTTACCGGCTTTGTCTTTTTTCTCTGTGCATACTTCTTTCATTTCCCCTTTTCCTGGACCTTCTTTGTCGTCGGCAGCATATGCATTACCCATAAGTGCTAGTGCAAGTCCTGCTACAAAAATAATATTTTTCATTTTAATTTCCTTTAAATTAATGGTTGTGGTTCTTGTGGTACTATTAGTTTACCACTTACGGTTGTTGCATACGGAGATGCACTGGTACTGCCTGTCGAAGGTACGCCAAATGTTGGAGCCCTGCTTGATAATATGTCGGTTGTTGAGTTGCCATTTATAACTCCTCCTAATTTTTCCTGTCCTCTGCTCCACGCAGTAACTCCTACTATAGCACCCATTGCTATATGAAAAAGTCCTGCACCTTGCAGTGTTAACGGTTGCCACTGAGATGTTACACTTCCTTTGTCCATAGCTTGTAACATGCTCCATAAGATTGGAAATATAATAAAGTCAGTTATGCATACTATCATATACATCCATCCCATAGCTGGACGCCATTTTGTATTCATCCAGTCTTCTTTGCTACGGGCTGTCATAATATATTATAGTTCAGGTTGTGGTTCTTCTGGAACAATACGTTTACCACTTGCAGTCATTGCAAATGTTTGACTATTTCCTTGTTGACCAAATCCGCCAAAACCTACGGGGACATTATTTCCAAAACTACTAGTCGGTGTTGCTCCGAATGCTGGCCCTGAACCGAATCCACCGTTGTTTGTTGAAGAAATAGTAGAAGAACCTAATGGTCCACTAATTGTTGTCGATGAAGTTTTTGGTCCTCTATCCCATCCGGAATTTGCCGCCTTCAATGCTTCTTTCTGTGCTTCCTTGTCACCGGGACTTGCCAACATGATACCACTTAGTGTACCTGTTAAGAATGTAGCAATAGGAATGATTAATTCAAAGAACTTTTGATCAATTGGGCTAATAGCGTTAAGTGGTTGTGTGACAAAAATTAACGAATATAACACTACGAATACAATTCCAAATAATGTCAATGACAAGCAAATGCCGATGAAAAATTTCAATCGAGCCATTAACTGCTCTTCGGTATAAATGTGTTCTGTTTTATTTTCCACAGTTTGCTCCTTGTGTGTTAGGCGCTCCTGCAACTGGAGCAGAAATTGTTTTAGTCGGTTCATCTTTTGGTGGTCCTAATCTTGGGTCTCGTTGCCCTTTAAAAATGTGTTCGGGACAGGTACGAGTTACATCACAGGTGGGTAACTTGCATATTTGTTTATCCCAGTTATCTGGATTTTGGCAAGGATAACGAAAACTGTCACCATTGCTAAAATATGCTAACGCAAGCGGTGCTAATAGTAATACAAACACCCACTTGAGTAATTTTTTATCTTCCATTACTCGGCTCCTTTATATACCATTATTTAACGCTTTCAAAGATTTTTCTTTGGGTGTTATACCACTCATTCCAGCCATCTACTTTATTAGCACACTCGTAATATAATCCGTAGTTCTTAACCACAGTTTTAAGCAAGTCAGTGATAGCTACTTCTTTGCCAGTATTATCTACTGTAGATAATTCTGGGCATTTTTCTTGTAGAGCAGGAACAGCATCTGGAAAGTTTCTTTTAACTGGAGTAGGTGCCGCACATCCTACCAATAATACAGCAAGTCCTAAAATAATTATTTTCATTTCTTAGGCTCTCCTGCTGCTTTGTTTAGTTTTGCCGCGGCATCATGTATATCGATTAATTCTTTAGGAACTGGGCAATTTTCAATATACTTTATAACTTCTTCTACGCGAACTCTTTCGGGACCCTGTACTTCTTTGATAATTTCTTTAGTTTCTAATTTATCAATATACTTTGTTATATACTCTGTCTTGCCCTTAATATACTCTTTTTGTTTTACAATTTTTTCTTGTACAACAACATTTTCTTTCTTAGACTCAACTTCGGCCGCAGCAACTTTAGTTTCTAACTCTTTAACTCGATCACGCCACATCATTTCTGTAGTGTAGCCGCCTTTAAAATAAATTCCCGCAGTTAACAATACAGCACTGACTATTTGAAATGCTAATGCGTATTTTGACAGTCCGGGAATTTTGTTTAAAATTTTGTGCAGTACAAAAAACGCCAGGATGAAACTAATAACCCCTACAATCAATATTATATTGACAATGTACATCAACAGGGTGTCAGGGAGGAATGATAGTAACCACATATTAATGGCCTAGAACGTGAAGTGCGTGATTGTAATGTTTGATACGATCTTCTAAACCAATTGTACCACCGTTGATACGCTTAGTCAATGTTAGAATGTCGCCTTTGTCTGCCCACTGATTTAAGTTGTTGGCTTCCCAGAACCAGGCAGCACTTTGCACACAACCTTCGAATGTTGTTAGATGTTCGCCAGCTTCTTCAACTGAGATTTCTAAACTTTGTGCATATCGTGTATAGTTGTCCTTGCCAGTTAGCTGAATTAGACCACGACCGCAATAACGAAAACCGTCGCCTGACTCTTCTGGACCATTGCCCATACGTCCACCGTAGACCTTATTGGCAATCATTTCTGGCTTGCCTGCATATTGAGCAGCAATGGCATCGTCGGAGAAATATTTAGGAAAAATCTTGCGTAGTGTCACAGCACGATAGTTTAAGTTTTCTTTGATTGCTCTATAGCCACCTGACTCGTGTGCAGTCTGTGCTAGGAATGCAGCAACACGTGGCGCTGTTTCAATATCATAATCTGGAAGAATTTGAGATATTGCTTCGTACCACTGCTCTGCATACGGAGGATTTCCGCCTACACACTCTTTAAACTTTGCCAATGTAAATTCAAATTTAAATCCGTTACTCATTTTTTATCCTTTTTAAATTTTACCAACTGTTTTTTTCTATAACAACAGCCTTGTCGCCGTTCCTTATTAAAAATTTGTTATCTATCTTATTAATTTCGTAGCTGCCCATGTACTTGGCCAAAAAGAACATTTGACTTTGACTAGCTTCATCTAGACTTAATTTGCCTGGGACAGTATGCTTTACATCTTCATAATCACCGATTGCAATAAACTTGGCTTGTATATCACCGGCATAGGGACGTTTGAAAGTTAGCATATTGTTTTCATCTAATGTAACATCCATTGCACCTTGATCAAAGAATTCCTGTACATCGTTTTCTTTGATTGCTACTATTTTACTTTGATATGCTTCGGACGTCATGGGGATATGTGTTTTTACAGAGTCTTCGTTAAACTCTACACTGGTAGATTCTTTCTGATAACGGAATCTCCATTCGTTGAATCTGCATAAATGTCCAATTCCACCTAATAATTCTTGTAATTGATTTTTTAGTTGGGGAGTTCTTTCAATTTCAACGAACACTTGATATTGTCCGTCGTTCTCTTCTCCTGCACTCATGTCGGCATCTAGAATAAAGTCGTAACCTTTTTCAATAAATTCCATTAGATCAATTGCGGGATGTTTTTCTCTAACACGGAAACTTAGTACAACGATATCAGTATCCTCTCCCATTTTGCTGCTGTATCTGTCAACGGTAAATGTCTCTGATACGTAGTTTTCTAAATCACCGTAACGGAGACCTTCGTTTAAATTATGCTGTTTGGTCATTTGGTGCAACCTCCTCGGGTGTTTCTTGTGCGACTGAATCAACGCTAACTTCTTGATTGCTGTATTTCATTAGCTCTGCCATTCTATTATTTTCTTTATTTTCCTTGCCTATGTAGATATCTTGCATTAATTTTTTAGGCATTGTAATTTCCACAGTCCAAATAGGATGTGCATCAATCTTACCCTTCTTTGTGCCCGGGCGGTAGTCGCCAGGATCTTTAATCTTTCTGGGCAATAGCACTTCTTCTTTGGCAAATACAACTTGACATCCGTAATCCACTAAACGCTTTCCGCCTTTAGGATCTGGCATATCTGCCCTGGGCCACATGAACTTACAGGTAACATCGTAACGATTTACGTCAGGCCCTTTAATAAGTTCTCCGTCTTCCCAGTTTGTAAAAACATAGATATCTAACTCATCAAGTACTCTCTCAAAGTCTTTTAGTACTTTAAATGCTGAGTTATTCTCGCTGAGTGTTTGTAAGTTTTTGATAACGTCTATAATGTCGTGCATTGCGGTTCTCTCTATTGAATATTTAGCTAAACGATACCTGGGACTCGTTTTTGGCCTATTATGTCGGAGATTTTAAGTTTGATCTTAAATACTTTGCAGGTTGATCAACATGATCAGGAGGTAAAATTGCCTAGAGCCAAAAGAAGAGAAAGGGATTTTTCTATGGAAAAAGACCCTAGATTCCAAAAGAGCGCCGAGAGTAACTTGATTCCCATCAAGCAATACTTGAAGCGAAACCAGCAAGTCAATATAGTTCCACGGAACTTGTCTCAAGAGCAGTACTTAGAACTGCTTAAAAATCCTAAAAAATGTATAGTATTTGCCATCGGACCTGCGGGTACGGGTAAAACTATGCTGGCCGTGAAAATGGCTATTAAACTGTTCAAAGAGGGCATGGTTAAAAAGATCGTGGTTACTCGACCAGCAGTTAGTGTGGATGAAGAGCACGGGTTCTTGCCGGGAGACCTAAACGCTAAAATGGCGCCATGGACTCGACCTATATTCGATGTCTTCGAAGAATACTACCACCCGCGAGAAATTGCGAGTATGCTAGAAGATGGTTCAATAGAGATTAGTCCGTTAGCATATATGCGAGGCAGAACATTTAAAAACGCCTTCATCGTTGCCGACGAAATGCAAAATGCCACACCATCACAGATGAAGATGCTGTTGACACGCATCGGAGATAACAGCCGAATGGTTGTTACAGGAGATTTAAATCAGGCTGACAGACCCAGAGAAAATGGGTTGCTAGAATTCTGCAATTTATACGGCCAAGGAGGTGATTATCGTATGATTGCTATGGCGGAGTTTGGTATACAAGACATCGAACGTCACCCTGTTGTTAAGGAAGTCTTGCGTATTTACAAAGAAGAAGATTAAGAGGGTAAACCGGGCGGCAGATCAACCTGCTCCACCTCCGCCCGGTTTAATTACTGAAGTCTTGCCAGTTTAACCAGCGTAGCCGCTAAGTTGATTTCTGCATCTGCAATCAACGTGTGATCAACTAGACCTTGTTTAATGACCAGTAGAGCCTGGTCTTTCTTTTCATCACTATCGCCAAACAGTTCGAGATTGTCATACATCCAGCGATAGATGTCTTCCATCTCTTCAGGACGGGCTTTACCACAGAGCAATTTTCGTGCATCTTGGATTTTACCTTTCTTAAACAATTCGACCATAGCAATCTTATAGTCAGCCCCACCGCTATCACCTGTAGTGGGTGCAGCTAACACATTATCTTCTGTTACATTTTGTTGTACTAGGTTAATACACTTACGAAGATCTGGGTAAGCAGTTTTAACATAGGTGTCAAGTGTGTCAAGATCAAAGTCAATATTCTCAGTTACTAAGATTGTAGCGACCCGAGCAGTGAATTCCGTTTGGTCGGTCTTCTCCACATGAAAACCCTGGCAACGACTATGCAGTGCAGGAATAATTTTATTCTTATAGTTGCAAGTTAAAATAAATCTTGCTGTATTAGAATAAGTTTCCATTAGCCCTCGCAAAATAGCCTGTGCGTTAATGGACAAATAATCAGCTTCGTCTAATAGCACAACCTTAAACGGACCAAATGGGATCATTTGTACGAAGTTTGTAATCTTATGGCGTACATTGTCGACATCGTTATCTCGACTAGCGTTAATTTCCAATACATCAAATTCTTCAATACCTAGCTCGTTTAATAGAACTTTTGCCAATGTAGTCTTACCAATACCAGCTGCACCACTTAGCAACAAGTGCGGAATGCTACCCTCCTTGATCCATGACTCAACCTGCCGCTTTTGTGAAGCATCTCGAAATACATAGTCTTCAACCTTTTTAGGTCGGTACTTTTCTACCCATAGTTCTTTCATTCTTCTTTACCTTTTGCTACAACACACAATGATACTACCAACATGCCTAAATAAAAACCTATAAAAAGTCCACCTATAAATGACCAAATCATACCAGTTCCTCAAAAATTCCAAACACTTCTGCTAAAATAATACAAACACCAGCCATTAGCAAATTTCCCTGCATTAACCAGCAGCCTGCTCCTATGCGAATAACACTCTTTACAAGGCTGACATAAAAATGTCCCTTGCTTGTGTCTTTAGGTTGAATTTCCACGGCGAAACCATCCTTTAATTGTTTGAAAGAGATTATAAAATCTAAAATGATAATTAGTCAGTATCGGTGGATGGTTAGGACACCTGCCTTGATTATAGTCGCATGAAGAACTATATTCTTTTTTACATAGATCACACTTCATTAATTAAATCCTTTAGTGCAGAAAAAGTTTTGTCGTCCATGCACATATCAAATCGAGTACGTTCACTGTTTGGATCTTTGGCACCATCAAAGAAAGTTGATACTCGTAAGTATTTTGTTCCAGTTGGCATGTCGATGTCTCTAATCTCAACATAGGTCTTCATTCCACCTGTATCGCTAATTAATCGTTTCATCGTAGTGCCTCCATTGTGATAATTTTGTCAATCTCTTTGCCAAAGTCTGCATCGTTGGTAATGACATACAGACCGTTTGAACTACGATCAGTCTTTTTATCATAACGGCGTGTTTCTACAACACGACCACCGTTGGCGACATAAACTGTAAAGTGCAAGGCACGTTCTGGTTGATCAATGCTAGCAGGCCCGGCACTGATTGCCATTGACCTAGAAAGTCTATTCACTGAAACTGCTGAGTCTTTTTCTTGATTTTGTCGCTTCTCCCATTCGGCACCTTCCATTAGTTTCTTAAGAAACCAACGTGCTAACACTCCCGGACGTTTAACTTTCTTTTGAACGTCCGGTCTAAAATCTGATTCTTCTGCGTATTTTTCTGACGCTGTTACTGCATATCCATTCATTGCTTATTCCTTTCTGCTTCTGCTACACGTTTACGCAGGCTTGAACTACTAAAAGAATGATCTCGTCCGTTGTACACAATTTCAATTCCGCGCTTCATACAAATTTCTTTACCTGTAAACTCTTTGTCTGCATACTCTACACCTAATATTCTAACATCTACTGGCAGAATAAGCAATAGGTCTTCAAGGTCTTTTTCTGTTTGATAGACAACAACTTCATCCACATTGCGATTTGTACTGACCTGTATTTGTCGTTCTACAATAGTTTGTATAGGTGGATTCTTTGTGTCTGGTCGATCAATAGTTGGATCAGTTTGCAGTGCAGCAATTAGATAATCACAATGATTCTTTGCTTCTGCCAACATGGCAACATGCCCTGCATGGAATAGATCAAAACTGCTGAATACAATTCCTACCTTTAATCCATCTTCTTTTAGTTGTTTTATTTTATTGAATATCATCTTTAAGATAACTTATAATTTTTTTCTGTTCTTGTTCATTGAGCCACTCTGCTTCAGTGCTTCCAAAGTTGGGACACATTTTCATCATGTCGTCTAAGAACCATTTTAACTGATATAGATCCTGTTTAACACCCCAAGCAATGAATCCGTCGTTGCGAGCGTTAGAGCATTCTGAAACTGCTGCTCTAACCTGTTGGAATGTTTCTATAATATTGTATGAATGTTTGTGGCCCATATAGATAGTATAGAGGTAAAAAAAGGGCCCGTCAAGACCCTTATTCCCCAATATCTTGTTAGATTCCCGGGATATTAAAGTTTACATTCGAACCTGCTCCGATAGTTTTTCGAATATCTACATCGTCTGGTCTTTCTTCTGCACTCATCAAAATAGCAGTATTATCTACTCGGCGTAGCTCAATAATGTTTCCATCTTCTTGTTCTACTTCAAAAGTTCGCGTCCATCTACCATGTTCGACACATATCCAGTCCCCTACAGATACTTCGTTCTGCTCTGGACCAATGGCCCATACCCGGCCCCATCTCGGCTTAACGCCTCGAGACTTTCCATTGTCTGATTGAATTACAATACCCGATGCAGTTTTTTGTACACCGAAATCCATATCAGAAACAATTACGTGATCTCTGATTGGGCGAATTTTGCCTTTAGTTACCATTTATTCTCCAGTAGTTTTTGTTTTATTAGATGCAACAATACCTGATTGTGCTTGTTTAACTTTAGAAGATTCTGGAATTGCTTTAGGGTTGTTTTCATAATACTCAGCAATAACTTCTTCGCGTTTGCGAACAATTTTTCCACCTGGGCCTAATTCGTCCCCTCTTGCATTTACTCTTGCGTTGCCGATAGCAGGCATAAGTTCATTTTGCGTCATGAGCTTATCCATGTCTACTTCTTTACCCTGCATTGTTTTATACACTCTTCCCATATCTATCTCCTTATTTTAGGAATTCTTTTATATCTAGATCGTATTTAATGCTATCAATTCGGTGAACTCCGATAAGATATAACACATAGCTTGCTACACTACTTCCACGACCGACTCCCCACACGATTTTATTCTCTCGCATAGTGTCTACTAAGTATTTAAGGTAGAACAACAAATCAAACATGCCATGTTGGATAAAAAGTAGTAGTTCTTGATCTACTCTTGCACGTTGTTGTTCTGTAGTGCATCGATCATACAACCAATCGACTATAGGAAACTCACTGCATTCTTTGGGCATAAACCAAGTGCATTGATTTGCTTCATCAAAAAATGCCACATCTTCTTGGGGTTGCTGCCACTCTTGTAGTGGAACAAGGTTGTCTTTGTTAGTGTCGACAGCAGTATTGAACTGAACTACTGTGTTGCTATCGAGGTAGACGTTTTGTAAACTTTTGAGTTTGCCCGAATACAAGTGTTCAAATAGTTCACTAGGATCTAGAAAGACGGCACCGTATTCATTGATATTCATATTAACATTATACGCACCTACTGCATACAATGTCAATTATCTACGTTAATAAAATCGTCTAAATTCTTATTTTGATTTGCCAACTTTTGATTGGCTTTGATGTGACGGGTAGACTGCTCGGCTTTGTATGCTTCGAGTATTACTGAAATTTGGTTGCATACTGCGCCCTGTCCGAATCTAGCAGCCAAGAAGTACTTTTTCATTAACTCGGTAATCTTATTGTCGATATCTTCGTTTTTCAACGTAGACAAATCTGGTAATAACGGATTAAACATTATGATAACGTAACTGAGGTACCAGTAAATGCATACCATGTGCCGCTATGATAATATGCAGGTCTATTGTATGCTGCGTCTGCAACAAATACCAATGTTCCGTTTTCTACATTTCCGGTATCAGTTAACGCAGATAGCTCGCTTAGACTATAATTTTTTAATACAATTGAACAATCTACTAAGGTTGCTTTTTTAATTTCATTTCCACCAAAATTATTTGAGCTAGATAGACTTACTAAGTTTACCTGAAGGTTGGAAATTTCTTCTCCTGTTGTAGACAGTGCTGATTGAATATTAGAAAAGTTAGTTCTAAAACCCTGAGAATCGTTATCAGATCCAGGAACTGGATAGTTGATGTTTATTAAATTGCTATAATCTGTAATAGTACTTGCCACAATTAACTCCTGTTAAGATGAAGTGTAACTTTTTAATACAATGCTACAATTCACAATAGTTGCATTAGTGACGGTGTTATCGTTAAAGTTATTATTATCAGTTAAGAACACTCCGTTTGTTTTTAATGCATTAATTTCTCTATTAGCAATTTCTATGGAAGTTTTGATATTAGAAAAATTATCACGGAATTTTTGAAGGTCGTTGTCTGCACCCTGTACAGGGAAATTAATGTCAATTAAATTACTATAATTTGTGATAGTGCTAGTCAAGATTCAACTCCAGTGATGCTATATTTATAGACAAAACTCACTTGAGTTTATTTTTAAGTTCTTTAACTTCTTTAGATAATTCTTTAACAGCTTCAATTAAAAGTGGCACTAGTTTTTCATACTTGACAGCTAGATATCCGTTGGTTCTTGTAGCAACAATTTCTGGTAAAATTGCTTCAATTTCTTGAGCAATAACACCTATGTCGTGTTTTCTTACAAAGAAATCATCTTCTCCACCACGACTTTCAATATATGAATCTGTCCAGTCAAAGCGTACACCCCTAATTTGTTCAAGCATTTCGAGAGGGTTGCTTAATGATTGTACATTTTCTTTTAGTCTAGCATCAGATGAGTAGTAAGCAGTGATTTCGTTTTCTGCCCTGATTTCACCAACTGCCCCGCTGTACCAACCACTTCCTACTGACAGTGTAGTAACAGTAATTGTACTTTGATATGCTGGTGCCGCCGCACCTCGACTTACTGCAATTTGACCTATAGAGCCCGGACCGTAGAAAGCAGTTGTATCAGGAGCTGATTGATAAGGAACTTGACCAGCAGTACCACCTGCTAAGTTTGTAGAATTACCTACAGTAACTGTGCTAGGTGCTTGCCATGTAGCAGTGCTCGAACCCGCAGTTAACACATATCCGTTAACACCTATTGGAATAAATGCTGTTCTTCCAGGACCGCTTTGGATAGGAATGCTGCCAGCGGTACCACCTGCTAGGTTAGTTGCAGTTGTAGAATTACCTACAGTAACTGTGCTAGGTGCTTGCCATGTAGCAGTCGTTGCTCCGGCTGTTAATACATGTCCAGCTGTTCCTAGAGTAATAAATGCAGTACGTCCCGGTGCGCTTTGAATAGGCATTGCACCTTGTGAACCACCTGCTAGATGAGTAGCAGTGGTTGCATTGCCCGCTGTTAAATCAGTTACCTGACTCCATTGTGGTGCTGTACCTCCTGAATTAACAGTTAGTATATAACCTGCAGAGCCGATGCCTAAGAAAGTTGTAGTACCTGCACCAGTTTGGTATACAATAGAACCTGCTAATCCACCACCAACATTGTCAGTGATTGCAGATCTTCCTACATATAAAGATGAAGTTGATATAAAGGACGGACCTGTTGCACTAGCACCGTTGCTTACTAAAACTTGTCCTGCTATACCCGGGCCTACAAAACTAGTAACACCTGATGTAGTTTGGAATGGTAACTGTCCAGTAGTACCGTTTTTCAAGTTTGTAGCAGTAGTTGCTTCGCCCGCTGCAACTCCTGCTAGTGTTTCCCAGCGAGGACCACTAGCACCAGCGACCAGTACATAACCTAATGCGCCCAGTGATAAAAATACTGTACTGTTGGCAGCATTTTGATAAGGAAGTGATCCAGCACTACCACCTACTAGGTCGTCTGCTAAAGTTGATCGTCCAACATATATACTACTTGTGTTAGTAAACACCGGACCAGTTGATGTGGTTCCTGCACTCACTAGCAGTTGTCCTGCTGTTCCTGGGCCAAAGAAACTAGTCAATCCAGGGCTAGTTTGGAATGGAACTTGTCCTGTAGTACCGTTCTTCAAGTTAGTTGCAGTGGTTGCTTCACCTGTAGCAATACCACTTAGTGATGCCCATTGAGGTGCAGTTGCACCTGCGGTTAACACATAACCGTTAGTGCCTAGAGGTAAAAATACTGTGCTGTTAGCACCATCTTGATAGACTAAACCACCTGCACCACCACCGACGATGTCATCTGCTAGTACCGCTCTACCTACGTAGATGTTTGATGTGGAAACAAATTTAGGACCAGTTGCACTTGCACCGTCACTGGTTAATATTTCACCCGCTGTACCTGGACCAAAGAAACTAGTGTTATGAGGTGCTGTCTGGAATGGAACTTGTCCCGTAGTACCGTTCCTTAAATTAGTAGACGAATTAGCACTTGATATAGATCCAGAAACAGTTGCGTATAATGTTCCGCCTACATACAAATCTCCACCAATACCTGCACCACCTCCGACAATCAATGCACCGGTATTAGTTGATGTTGCATTTGTAGCATTGTTAGTTTGTATAATATCATCTGTGACTATTAACGTTGTTGTAACAGTTGTTAATTGAATTGTTAATTTTTGAGCAACAATTTCACCACCAACATACAAATCGCCACCGATACCGACACCCCCTACAACTCTTAGAGCACCGGTTTGCGTAGAAGTTGCAATAGTTGTGTTGGTTATAGTTGACGCAGGTGTAGTTAGTATACCGTTGTTTGTATTAAACACGAGGTTACCACTTGCACCTAATGTTGCATAAGCACTAGCACCGGCAACCATTGTCAAGTATCTTAACGGAGTTGCTTCGCTGGTGCCCAAGCTGGTAACGTATGTTTTTTCACTTTCAGCAGATTTACCTACAGATATTGTAGTTGTTGAAACAAAACTTGCAGTATTTGTCTGAGCTTGTAGTAAACTTCCTGCTGCACCGGCTGATATAAATGTAGTAACACTGGTTGCAGATTGAATAGGGATCTCGCCTGCTGCACCGTTGTTTATGTTATTTGTGTCTGTAGGGCCAGATGGACCAGATGGACCAGATGGCCCAGTAACACCTTGCGGTCCTTGCGGACCGGGAGGTCCTGAAGGTCCTTGAACGCCTTGCGGTCCTTGTGGACCTGTAGCACCCCTAGGTCCTTGAACGCCTTGCGGTCCTTGTGGACCTTGCGGACCAGTAACGCCCTGTGGTCCTTGAACTCCTTGTGGTCCCTGCGGGCCTTGAACGCCTTGTGGTCCTTGGGGTCCCTGAACTCCCTGTGGTCCTTGTGGACCTGTAACACCTTGTGGTCCCTGTGGACCAGTGGCACCTATTTGATTTCCTAACCAAGTTCTAACTCTTGCTGGTTCGAGTTGTTGCTCAACACCGTCGTGCGCTACAATGAATACCGTTTGGTAATCAGTAGGATTCGTTAAGTTAGTCGATAAGACTTCAGAAAGAGATGCTCTAATAGACATGTGTAGTATCAGTACCCGATTTAATATGTTATTTATTATCTTTCAATAACAATAACATTGCGGTTGTTTGCTATTAAATCCTCTTAAACCCAGGATTGAATGTTGGAACCTGTAGTTCCTACTCTAATCCATGTATCAGTTGCTACACAAACGTAAAGAAAATTTGTGTCATAAGATACAAGCCCAGAAAAACCTGACGAGTTAGGAAGTTTTGATCCTGTTCCAACTGCTACAGTGCCTGGTGGTCCCGACGGACCTGATGCTCCAGTGGGTCCAGTAGCTCCACTAGGACCTTGTGGTCCTGTAGCGCCAGATGGTCCACTAGGTCCTGTAGCGCCTACTCCTGATGGTCCACTAGGACCTGATGGTCCTGTTGGTCCAGTTGGTCCAACAAAGCCAATTCCGTTGGCGCCCGATGGGCCTGACGGTCCTGTCGGTCCTGTACTACCTGCGGGACCCTGCGGTCCTGTGGCACCTGCGCCCGATGGCCCAGTCGGACCTGATGGTCCTGCAACAGCACTTGCTGGACCCGGAGGTCCCGACGGTCCTGTTGCACCTTCTGGTCCTGTTGGACCCGACGGTCCTTGTGGCCCTGTAGCACCTGCACCTGTGGGTCCTACGTCACCTGGAATTCCTTGAGCACCTGACGGTCCTTGTGGGCCTTGTGGTCCCGTAGTACCACCGCCGGTGCCGCCTGATATTGTAACCCATTCGGTGTCATACTCAGTGTTTGATGCTTTGGCTAGAACTTGTCCAGTAAATCCACCTACTGCTATGCCTGTGCCTGTGCTTCCAGGTGCGCCTGATGGTCCTGATGGTCCTGATGGGCCTGGCAAACCGGGGCTTCCCGGACTACCTGCAGGGCCTTGTGGTCCAGTAGGCCCTGCACCAGCAGTTGTACTAGTGTTGACCCATTTAGTACCGTCGTACTTTAAAAACTCTCCGCTAATAGGACTTGTTAGTGTTACATCAGTTAACGAGCTTAATGCAGTTACTCCCGGTGTTGCAGAACCTAAATTTACAACTCCGAATGTACCATACATGTCACTACTGTTTTCTGCGGCATAATATAGTGTAGATGGAGCGCCTAACGGTACAGCAAATGTAATTGTTCCCGTGGCTGTGCCATTATTAGTTACACCACTATTATATGTATTTTCAGTTCCTGTAGTAGCCGCAGTTTTAATCCATAACGGATACCCAGCAGCATTAACACTGAAGTTATATGTAAATCCTCTTACAAGGTTTAATGTAGGATCATTGAATCCTTCGATAATATAGTCTAAACTACCGTTGTTAGTAATAGTATATGTAATTCCAAACCCGCCACCTTCTGGTCCAGTTGGACCAGCGTCACCTTGCGGCCCTTGAGGACCAGAAGGCCCAGTTGGACCAGGTACTGTACTAGCATCGCCCTGCGGACCTTGTGGTCCTGTTGCACCTTCTGGTCCTTGTGGTCCAGCGCCACCAGCTACTCCGCCATAGGCAAGAGTAGCCCAGGTCGAAGTGCCGCTGCCTATTTTAAATTGCCCTGTATCTGTTTCTAGGGCCATTTCTCCTTCGGCCAGGACAGGGTTTGCAGAACTCCATTCTGCAGCGGTACCTCTTCTAAGTTGAATTTGAACAGCCATGTTTGTATTCTTTCCGTATTATCAATATTTATTACACACCACCTGCATTGATGGGTGTGATTCCACCATATATAGATGACGGTGTACCACCATCTAAATTTAAAATTCCTTCGCCACTTGCACCACTAGGACCCGATACTCCACTGGGACCTGTAGGTCCAGGTACTCCTATTGGTCCTTGAGGACCCGTGGGACCTACAATACTATCGCCCTGTGGTCCTTGCGGACCTGTGGGACCAAAAACTCCCTGTGGTCCTTCTGGCCCTTGTGGTCCTTGCGGCCCTACAGGACCAGTAGGTCCTACAATCTGTATAGCAGCTTCGTTAACTAGAGTAATTAACTGCTCTAATTCCATTTTCCTGGTTCTAGCAGGCTCGTAAGAGACATCAACAACTGGAACAATAAGTTGATCTGTTAATGTGCTTAAAAATGGTAAATTGGTGATTCTTGCCATAAATTATTCTCGTTGTAAAGGTTGGTTATTTTCATCATCAAGGCGTACCCAACCTTCTGGACCAAATAGGTAACCATCTATATCCATCAGATCCCCAACAGCATTTCTGTTGAATATTAGATATTTAGCTCCACTATTGTCTAAACTATTTTCCACAATTATTCGGTCAACTTCAAAATCAACAGTGTTAAACTTAAAATTATTAGATTTAATTCTATTTAGAATAATTCTGCTTTTATTAGGCAATGTGTAACATAAAGGAACAACCCTCATGTACGTCTTTGTTCTGTAATCATTCGACTGCTGAGTTAACATAAATCTAGGCTGTAGTTGTTCATCTACGCTGATAGTCGACCAGTCTTGTAGTGTAATAGATTGTAGCTGTTTACGCATATTATCTATACTTGCAGGGTAATATAATTCATCGTTGTGGTCAGTGTGTACTACAGAAGAGACGCTAATATCGGAATTATTAACTAATTCGTCAACTACTTCCACATATATTAAATCGTATACGTGTGTTCCTGCAGAATTTTTAGCAATAGCGGATTTTACACCGCCTAATCTTATCTTCTTTTTATAAAAATTCTCTTGTAATGCATATTGATATTCGTAGAGATTTAGTTGTTCTATACCAAAATCCAACGTTAGTTTAATACTTCTCTGGACTCCAAAGTTTGAATCGTAATATCTATACATTAATAGCGGGTCAAATATAGTAGAGTCGTTGATAAAATTGTTAAATTGATTACGTTTAGTAACACTCAAAAAAGGTCTAATATAGATATCGGTATACTTGATATTGTTGGGTTGCGTTACATTTAGAGTGAATGTCTGTGTTGATTCTTCGGTATTTGCAAGGTCAACAGCATTGATTATAAAAGTAAAGGTTCCCGAGGAATTATAATTTGCTCTACCAACTATGGTACCATCATGTTTTAAAGTTAGCCCGCTGGGAAGTTGCCCAGCTTTAAGCTCGTATTTTAACTCTGAACCTGACGATGTCTGTGTAGACTGCACAGAAATTTCACTAACATATCCAGTTTGAAGTGTACCTAGACTGCTAGTTGTCAACCATTTTAACATTAAGAAATACCCCTACGGTGAGATTTATAGAGGTATTTACCTAAAAATACTCAAATAACAATAGCCTTAATTTTTAGAAAGTTAAATATATTATACTTTAATTAAAGGAAAAGTACCATGGAAATTATTGTCGCAGTCGCAGTATTTGGCTTTGGATTATGGTGGGTCTTTTTAAGAACTCCTGCTGATACAAAACCATCTGCACCTTATAAAATTGAAACTCCACCTGCACCAGAACCTGCTCCGGTTGTGGTAGAAACTGCACCTGCAGTTGTTACTGATACAGTAGTGGTAGTAGAAAATGCAGTCGTACCAGAAGCTGTAGTAGCAGAAGCTCCTGCTAAGAAGCCACGTACACCACGTGCTCCTAAAGTAGAAGCTCCTGTAGCAAAACCAGCCGCAAAAAAAGCAGCCCCTGTTAAGAAGGCTGCTGCTATTAAAGCTGCTCCTAAGAAACCAGCAACTCCGAGATCAAAGAAGGCTTAATTTTTTAGCTCGGTCGGCAAGGGCAACGCTCGCAAGGTTTTTGCCCTTTGCTTCTACCATAATATCATGGGTATCGAGGAAACTTAATGCCCATTCATTTACTGCGGTGTTCCACATAAAATTACTGTGGGCTCGCAGTTTCTGCTTTTTGTGTCCGGCTTCTAATAGCTGTGCATAATCGGGCAGTGTTTTCTCACAATGTCCAGGTAGCCATTCTTCACGGCTAACAGAATAGTGCATAACGGGTCGAACACCCCGCCAGCTGTCAATCACACGTAGAACTCTATCGTCGGTGGGTTGAATGTAGTCTCCTGTACGGACCCAGTGATGGTGTACGTCAAGCACGAGGGCGCAATGTTTTTGCAGCTCAAGGCTGCTTTCGATTCCCCAGGCGTTCTCGTCGTTTTCAATTGTGATGCAGTTTCTTGCTTCGGGGGTAAGTCTTCCGAGTACATCCTTAATGCCTTGTGGACCTCTTCGACCCGAGATGTGGACGTTGATTTTAAAGTCTTGAAACGATTTACCATATCCCATCCAGCGGGCCATATCCACATGATATTCAAACTCCTCTATCGACCTATTTACAATATCATCCGACTCACTTGCCAAGACAGTAAACTGACCAGGATGAAAGCTGAGCCTAACGCCGCCCTTGCGAGCCAGATCTCCCACGGCTCGAAATGCTCTTTCGCAATAGGCTCTAACATCGGATAGCCTGTAAAAGAACTGCCAATCGCGCTGAGTATACACAGGTAGTATATCGCTGCCGAGTCGTACCATTCTAAGATTTTCATCAAGTGCTCCTACACGTTCTACCAGTTTGCGAACAGCTTCAATGTTACCTTTAGTAAGGTCCCAAAGTTTTTCTTCTGCTACATTCTGGCTCTGTCTATTTAACCACGCAACGGTGGTAGAGCCAGTATTGTACTTTTTAGCATCGTCATTGGGCTTGATGCCATTAACTTGTGCAGGAGTGTCGATCCATTTGCAGGCAAATCCAATTTGTTTTTTCATGATATCAATCTTAAATGAGAGGGCGTTGTTATCCCAATTTCTGGAAAAAAGTTTTTTGTGTAAATGTCAAATGCAATTCCAACCCTTAAATTTCCCTGATAGGGCAATGTTTCGTGTGGCATAATGCAAGAAAAGAAATGTATGTCTCCTGTTTTATTTGGAATTTTTAAAATGTCTTTACCGTAATACACAGTATCACTAGGTGCATCACCTTGTAAGAATAAGTTTCCACAGATTGTTTTAAACACATTCTTTTTAAACATGTCATTCTCAATAATCGGAGATGCATGGTGCATGTGTTTTTCTATTCTTTCTCCTTTTCGGAAAATATTAGCCCACATTTTAACATAGAATTCCTCCCCACCAATGATCTGTTTTGCAGATTCTAAAATCTTTTTAAGCAACGGATTTATTTGATTAGGAAGAAAATCAATTAAATTGTAATATTCGTGTCTAGTGGTAATAGAATTAACGGGTGCTTCTTTGTAATGTGACGGACCTAATCCAATAATTTTACTTTCTAGTTTAACAATACTATCAGTAAGTGCATTACAATAAGTTTGATCTAGTACATTGACCCCGAGGATATTGTTTTTGAAATTCTCAATGCGGTCTTCGTAGACTATTTGGGTTTGTGCAACGACCATGAACCATCCTTGTTGTCAATCCATTCGAGGGTGTCGCCTTCTACCCAACCTTGCATATTGAGTAGTTCTTGAGGCAACGGCAAAATAAGATCCTTAGTATCGGGATCTTCTTCAAGTATTACTGTCCAAGAATGTTTAGTCATAGTATATTTTACACGATTGTACGGAAATAGTCAATGGTTCTAACAAGTCCTTGTTCCAAATTGATTTTAGGTTCCCAATCGAGCATAGACTTTGCTACTGAAATATCCGGACGACGTTGCTTTGGATCGTCTTGAGGCAAAGGCATTTGAAGGATTTGGCTCTTGCTTCCGGTAAGTTCAATAACTTTATGTGCTAATTCCCACATGGTAAACTCTCCTGGATTGCCAGTATTGACAGGCCCGATAAAATTATCGTCGGTGTGGTTCATCATTGCCTGCATAGCATCCAAAAGATCATCAACATAGCAGAAACTACGAGTTTGCATACCATCACCGTAGATAGTAATGTCTTTGCCTTGTAGTGCTTGAACGATGAAATTACTAACTACTCTGCCATCATTTTGAGCCATTCTTGGGCCATAAGTGTTGAAAATACGAACAATTTTGGCCTTAACATCGTGAGTACGGTAGTAGTCCATAAACAGTGTTTCTGCGGCACGTTTACCCTCATCGTAGCAACTACGGATACCAATTGGATTTACATTGCCCCAATATGATTCCGGTTGTGGATGTACAGTTGGGTCACCGTAGCATTCACTGGTACTTGCCTGTAGAATCTTAGCACCAGTACGTTTGGCCAAACCTAGCATATTGTAGGCACCTAGCACACTGGTTTTCATTGTTTGGATAGGATCCCATTGATAATAATATGGACTTGCAGGGCAAGCCAAATTATAAATCTCATCAACTTCTACATATAATGGAAAGCAAACATCTTGTCGGATGACTTCAAAATTCTTGTTATCTAATAAATGAGCAATATTGTTTTTGCTACCTGTAAAATAATTGTCCACACAAAGAACATGGTGTCCTTCGTTGACAAGCCGATCACATAAATGTGAACCTAAAAATCCTGCGCCGCCTGTTACTAATACTTTTTTCATTTGTTTCCTTTAATTAAATTAGGTGAGTACTGTGGCAATACATTACTAACTTCTGTTTCTTTTTTATTTTCTAGTTTAACGGTTCTATCTCTAAGTTCGCTAGAACTATAAACATGTTCTCTTTTATGATAGTGTAATTCTATACCGTTGTCAATACACCATTGCTTGCCTGTAAAATCTCTATTTAGATATTCGTCACTGAGAAACCGAATATGAATAGTCTGTGTCTTAAGTAATTGTAACAGATCGAATTCGGTTTCGTATATTAAAATTTCATCCACATATTTGCAGGCCTGTAATTGCACATATCTTTCATAGGCACTTTGAACAGGTTTATTTTTAACTCCAGGTCTATCTATTGAAGGATCAATTTGAAGTGCAACAACAAGATAATCGCATAACTGTTTCTCCATTTTAAGCATGGTTACATGACCTGCATGTAACAGATCAAAACTACTACAGTTAAATCCTATCTTCATTCTGCGTCCTTTGGCGCTACAATTCCATATTGTTCATACATCCATTTAATAAATCTTTCAATTTCTTTACTTGGGTATGGATACGCTTTGTATGCTATGGTTACTCTTTCTAACCAATCTTTATCTGTCATGTTAGTTCCAGTGCCTTAATACACCTGCTACTATAAAGCAGTTTGTTATTATGTATGATAGCACAATAAATGTGCGAAAGCAAGCAATTAGATCTGATTCCGAATCTGTATTGCCTGCTTTTTCTCCAAGGGCCTTAGCCCATAGTCTCCAAATGTTACGCAAATAGGTCTTCATTCCATTCACGATGTCCTTCACGGAACGCCATATTGGCCTGTGTTTCGCGTACTTCCACACGATAGCACCAAAGTCTTGCCGCTTCGCCCGGTCCCCACATCTCTGGAATGTAAACGCCGTTGACATATTTGTAGAGCATGTCACTTAATGCTTCACAACCGAGTGCTGGTAGAATGACAATCTTAGCCATGTTCTTTTCTTGTAGCATTTTGAATACTTCCATTTGAGGATCGTCTTGTGCAACAATTAAAGTATGATCGAATTGATCCTCTAATGTTTTCTTTAGTTCTTTTAAACCACCATAGTCAGCCGCCCAATTGCGGACATCTAGGTCGTTGGTGCCAAAGTAGAATTTCATGCTAAATGAATAGCCGTGAATTAGATTACAATGACTATCACTGCGCCATTGGCGGTATGCACAGGGAAATGCATCGTGATATTCTTTTGTGCTTGTGTACTTGTATAGTACGGGTTGTAGATTTGCCATCTCTAGTCTCCTTTGTAAGGTAGCAAGTTTGACGACATGCAGAGTTTATAAAGCGGGATGAATGTGCGTGAAAGTCCGCTGCCTACTATTTATTATAGGCTTATCGACGTGAAACAATTTTGTCGCAAAGACCATAAGCCAGTGCTTCATCTGCGCTCATAAATGTATCTCGATCCATATCACGCTCAAAATCGGCATAGCTTTTACCGGCGGTATTGTGTTCAACATACAATTTGGTTAACATGGTTTTCATTTGTGTGATTTCTTTGTATTGAATTTCAATATCACTCTGCATACCACGAGCACCACCACTAGGCTGATGAATCATGTGACGAGCATGTGGCAACATAAAACGTTTACCTGGATGTCCTGCCTGTGCTAGGAAACTACCCATTGAACAAGCCTGACCCATAACATAGGTACACACATTTGGTTTGACAAACTGCATAACGTCATAGATAGCCATGCCACTTGTAATTACACCGCCTGGACTATTAATGTAAAAGTGAATATCCTTTTCGCTGTCTGAACTTTCCAAATGTAGGATCTGTGCTACAATTAGATTACTACTGTGATCATCGACTGGTCCATTCAAGAACACAATACGCTCATTAAGCAAGCGGCTAAAAATATCAAAGGCTCTTTCGCCTTGTCCGGTCTTCTCGACCACCATTGGTACTAACATTATTTGTATGCCTTATCAAGTGTTGTATTAGTCAGGCCAGCAATGACCTGGAAATTGTCCCACGCTTTTTTCACTGCGGGATTGCGATCTAGTTCTTCACTAGGTAAAACTGTTTCGAGCCATATTTCTGATCGACGAGCAGGATGTCTGCCAAACTTGCGAGGTTGGTGCAGTTTTCCATCTTCCCACAACATGATGCTGACACTACGGAACTTGTCCTCGTCGTCTTTATTGTTAAAGTCATAGTGACTCCACTCGGCATGGCTTGCACCTCCGAGGCAGTAGCCTTCCCAGATACCTGACCATTGTAGGTCATCTCGCGGGTCAAAATCTGTACGAGTAATTACTACCAGTACATCTTCTATGTCTACACGTTCTTCAACAATATCAAGAACGCAACGACTGTAACTTAGACCGACTTTCATTCTTTAACTCCGAAATATTGTTTCATGTACCACCCTACAGATACACTAGGATCGTATTGCTCGTATCCCTGTTCTTTCAATTCACCAATCTGAGCACATTTGCAAATAATCAATTCGGCAAACTTTTCGGCGTGTTCGATGCCCATCCATTTACCGCTCGTATCAGTTCCAGCCTGTTTCATAAGTGTTTCAATTTGTTCTCTCATTCTTTAAATCTTTCTGCATAACGGGCATCTGATTCTGCCCTGTGTGTAGGACACAATGTTTTAATCCAACCTTTACCACCTGCTGTGCCAGGAGCACCGCAAGTTTCACAACTCTTGTCAGCCCATGCTTCTGCCATACGTACCATACCACTAATTTGATCGTCGCCACCTTGATAGTAGAACCGCAATCCGCCAAACTTTTCTTTGATCTGTTCTACTACTACCTGTTCAATAACAGGGCGAGTTTCGCGGTTCTTATTCCACCAGTCAGTGTGGCTTTGGATATTGGCACATAGGCTTTCGATAATAGGCCACCATCCTTCACCTACAGCAAACCCACCGTAGGATTGTGAGAACATCTTTGGATACTTCTCTTCCATGCTTTTGGCAAATGCTTCGTACTTGTCTATATCACGATTCATTTTCTTTATCCTGTTCGTAGGCTTTTACCATTCGATATAACGGTTCCATGCGTTCAGAAAATACATCGGGGCAATTTTCAGCAGCTCGTTTCATATCCCACGCACTGGGATAATGTCTAAGACAATACCTAGCATTATCCTTAATGGCTTTAGGAACTCGAGGAGTATTAAGAATTTCTACTAAAAACTCTTGAGTCCTTACTACTGCTCGATATCTTTCATCAGGTAATGTCACGACTGGCCTTCCATTGATCGGCCTTGTCCTTCATACCTTCTGGGTCACGCTTGTAGTCTTCAAGCACTGCTCGAAGAGCTTCTTCTATGAACTGGTTAAATGTCATATCACGTTCGTGTGCTAGCTTCATATATTTTAACAGCTCTTCGTCTGTAAAGTCTACAGGAACACTAACACGAGTATCATAATCCTCGCCTGCGGCAATGGCCAGAGCCTTTTGCATAAAGTCGTCATCGGCCTCGAGATCTACATAGTTGACATCTTCCCAGGCCTCATCCGGCACCCTGCGATTAGCAGTTTCTTTTGCATGAGCCGAGGCATAGTCGGAATTGATCATACGGTAGGCTCGACCGTTACGGAAGTCGTGTGCCTCTACTTGATAAACTTCTTGAGTCTTAGTATCAAAGGTGATAGTAAAACTATGACCCTCTTGGTCACCATTCCAACTGTCGAGTTGATACACGTCATCTCCAAAACACCTCCACCCATAGGTGCTACCTTCGGTAATACGGTAATCGACAAGTTCCATCCATTCTTTAACTGTTAGCATTTTGCGGTTCCTTAGTTAGTTCGCACATTAAAATAAAATGTTCGTAGGCTTTACGAACTGCTTCATTAGAGTATAGCATCTTTGCTTCTTCTTGTAAAGCCTTTACACCAGCTTCGGCAATTTCTCTGGCACTGGGGATTTCCACATAGTAGCGGTCGTCACCGAATGCCTTGGCCATTGCTTCCCAAGCCTTCTTCTGCTTTTCAGTAATGGGCCTATTGTGTGGGCGCATCTCGCTAGCCTGCACCACTGCCTTACTAATAGCATCTTCAGCCACTCGGCTGGCCGCAATCAGCCCTGCATAATCCGGGTTGATATTAAAGCGGCGACTAGTGCCCCCAGGATAACACATAACCAAATGAGTACCCTTCGTATAACTATCCATAAAATCGCTGTCGTACTCGGCGACAGGAACATATCTGCGGCCCTTTTTCTCATAGTATATCTTCTTGGTCATTTTGTAATCCGTTGCTGTGTCGGTCTGTAGTTTTTTCAACATCTTGGAATAGACGTTTTTCTTGTGCTGTAAGACTGTCTTTGTGGATATGTCGAGGATTCCCGCACATAGCACAACCTGGTCTGCCACAATCCATTGCATGATGCTTGGCCAAACGATGTGGCTCTTTTAGCACTTTGTTTTCATCAGCAAATGAATTGTGTTGTTTGGCAATTTTAAGTTGCTTCTTTACTGCTGTTTCATCTTTAAAACGTCTGCGGCTATTCAAATACTTTGCTTGTTCATTGGCCATTATAACCTCTTATGTTGTTATTTTAGAAGATTGACGTTTTCGGCACTCCTCTCTAACCTTAGGAGGAATATCGGGATGCCATTCTGCCATTCCGCAGTCATATACTCGTTGCTGAGGTAAACTGTTTCCAAAAACTATAAGTCCAAACATTGCTAGAGATAACCCTACAACGATCATAGACAATCCGATCATTTGTAGAGTTTGCTTCATTTGTATACCTTTAGGATAACAGTATCTTCACTGAACCGGCCGTTGAGTTGAGTCTCTGTAGTTTTAACACTCTTAGCAAACCAAGTCTCAAAACGCTTCTGTGTATTCTGCTCTTTGAACTCTTTGATCTGCTCTGGCGGCTTACGCAGGGTCTTCTGAACACTCTTGTCAGTAAAGCCAGTTAGTGTGGTGCCTTTTACACCAAGTCCAACACTGCTGGTAGCAATGTAGTAACCGATCTTACGAGTCTTTACATTGAACACTGCTACACCACTTGCACCAATAATAGTAGCAGGCGGAGCACTGGTAATGCCAAGTTTAGTGTCGCTCAACATGAACTTGAGTTTAGCAACAATCTGTTCTGCAGGCTTGACCTTGGCAGCACGAGGCTTCTTCATAACCTTCTGTTCAGCCGCAATCTGCTCACATGCAGCCATAATGCTTTCGTAGAACTCGATCAGCTTCTTGACATTCTTACGTGGCAGGTGCTTGTAACCCTCACGAAGTTGCTCATCTGCGTTACCGCTAGCCAACTCCATCAGTTCATCGTGACCTCGCTGGAAGTAACCTTTGATGATACGACTGTGAGCTGCCTTGGCACCCTTGCCTTTGAGCAAGTTCACAACCTTAATGTCTTTAGGGTTAAACGCTTCTGGGTCTACGATAAAGCTGTCAATGGCTGCATCAATTTCCTCACTCATACCACCTGCGGCTTCACGCAGACGATCTTGAATAGTAGGAACATATACATCAGCAGTCTTTACACTTTTAACAGAGTCGTCGCTCTCAACTTCGTCATCCGCACCTTGCTCGATTACTTTGGAAATTTCTTTGCCCAACCAAGTTGCAGTGTCACGCCCATTGTTAAACCCTGAATGAGTTGATGGCATACCTCGGAGCAAGCAAGCGGCTACTGCACCCATAGTAGTACCACAGCGGCTGTCTTTAGTATCTTTAAATGCTTTAATAGTAGACTTGTCGTAGCCGTTAGCACCCATCCAGTTAATAACTGAGGGCTTCAATTCTTTAGCAGACTTCTCCAAACGATACCAAGCCATTGCACCATGGAAGTGACGCATGAATTGATTGTCGCTCCACGATTCTGCACCATCCCACTTTGGGCTATAGTCGCGCTTGGCATTCTCACGGATGCTTACGCTAGTGATCTTTTCTTTTTTAACTTTGGGTTTAATCTTAATGCCTGCGACTGTAGCCATTTTGTGCTCCTTGCTGTTTCAGTATAGTTATATTATACAGCCAGAACGGCTGTAAGTCAAGAGTCGGTAATACCAGTTTTGTCCAAATATTCCGAGTATTTCAACAGGAACATAGTACGCTTTGGCTCGTTGTAAAAGTCCAAATAGATTGACTCTTTTAGATACTTATGTCCAAAATCTGGATCCATCTTCCATACCCTGTGGGTTCTGCTAGTAAAACCTAAAACCGATTTCATCTTATTTCGAATTAGTAATACACTAGGCGGGTAATCCTGAGCTATTTGATTATAGATTTTAAGCCATTGTGCCTCGGACAACACTATAGATCTGCTCATTAGAACTCATTATTTTGATCCACGACTATCCAACCAAGTCGTTTTAGGTCTTCTTGAATTTCGGCAGTGACAACACTTTCCGGAACATACCCGTTTGGGAAGGCTATGTTTATTTTTGGATCATAATTGTTGTCGTTTCGAATGCCACTACAATACCAATCGATGTAGTCTCCTTCTTGTAGCATATCTGCCACAATTCCACCAGCACGTCTCCAAGAAGCGCCCCAAGTTTGATTCTTGAGAATGGGCATAACGTCTAACTTTTGGAAGTCATTGTTGCAGATTGCGGCGTAGAGATTTTGAGCATATACATCACTTGTCCGTACCTTTTCCAAAATCCATTCAGTACTACGGAGATCGTACTCCATGTTATCCTTTTGCCATTCTGGATCAACCATATTTTCTTCATCCTGTTGTCGTGCAGATTTGTAAAGATTAAGGTAATCTTCACTCGGCACTTTACCTTCTTCTTCACAGCGTTTTATATACCCTTCGGCTTGAAAAGTATGTCGTTCAGGACTGCTTGAAACTTTAGTCATTGCAGATTTCGTTTGTCAGCTTCACCGAAGTCCTCGGCAAACATGCGGAGTTCTTCATCGCTAAGTTCATCAATAGGGACTGCTTTGTCGAACAATTCTCCACTTTGGATCAGTTGTCCAATTTCAGCCATCAACTCATCGAGCTCTTCCTGGGAACCTTCAAAGCTGTCGAAACAGCCAGGTGCAAATACAACTTTGAGCTCTTTGCGCTCTTCTGGAGTCATATCTTGAGGAGTTTTCTTTTCAGTCATTATTTTCTTTCGGAGTTAAGGGTCGATTGTTACAATAAAAACATTCACGGTCGTTACAAATATCTTCTAACCATTCATTGCAGGTTTCGCAATAGTGAGCATCATACTCTTTCGAGTACGATTTTATGCAATCAAGTCCACAGGCCATGACGCACCTTGATAAGACGGATCATCATTTCTTCATCTTCGGCTTCGTATGCCTGCTCAATTTCGTGAGTCTTCATAAGAGCAGCATCGCCTAAGGCACGAGTTTCTGGATTAGCACTTTCTTTCATAAAGCTAAGTCCAGTCTCGCCGTGTTCTTTGCGCTTGAGTTCACAGTACTCACTCCACCCGCCGGCATCGTGTGCGTCAGGACGGTTTGGATAAACATCTTTCCACCAACGATATAGGTCAAGAACTTCCTGTGCCTTAACAGCCTGCGGAGTTGGCTTACCAATATTTGGATCACCTTCGGCCCAGCCACTATCTGTATCGTGGCGGAGACTTCGTTGCCAATCCAGATTGTCGAGTCCAGCTTGTGGACAACGCCAGGTTCTCCAACGGAACCAACCAGTTGCCCAGAATGGGGGATTATACTTAACACTGTCTGCCTTATCTGCCCAAGCAATTTGCCACCAAGCTAATTCGACTTCAACAAAGTCGACCAGCTCATTAAAAAGACAAGGAAGGAAACGATTACCAACATCACACCACTGACCGGGTTTAATGTCTTTAGGGTGTGCAGTGAGACTATGAGTACGAGTAACCCACCGGTTATTAACATAATACTTGATATCATAAATCTTCCTAACGGGCCAAGTGACAAAGTCTTGGAGGTGGCCGAGTGCTTCTTCCGCTAGCCAGTAACGGAAATTGTGTTTCATTTGAGCCGCAGTTGTCCAGTCGTCCCATTGTTCAGCTGTACCGGCACTAAGTTTCTTAGTACCACGAAGCCAATCTGCAAAAGGACTGCAACTCCAATATTTCGAGTGTTGTGCCATTTTAGTCTTTCTTTTCGCCAAACAGTTGTAGTAGGCTTAGGAACAAGTTAATAAAATTCAAATACAAGCTCAGTGCTCCGCGAATTTCGGCAACACCATCATTTTCCATTGATACCTCTTCACGAATACGCTGTGTGTCGTAGGCAGTTAATCCAAGGAACACTAGAATAGCAATGGCCGAAATGACCATTTGAAATACTGTGCTACCAACAAAAATATTGATAACGCTGGCAATAATAATGGCAATCAATCCAATTAACAATAGTGATCCAAATCCACTAAGATCCTTTTTAGTAAAGTACCCGTATCCACTCATAACACCAAATAGGATCGCACCTCCCATAAAGGCCGATACAATACTGCCCATGTTGTACACCACAAAAATTGTAGCAAAACTAAGCCCCATGAGTGCTGAAAATATATACAAAAATATCTGTGAGCCCGTTTTACTAAACTTTTCACTGGCTACACTAAATGCCAAAATCAGTAAAAGAGGTGCAAAAATTACTATCCATTTCATAATACCAGTGAAGAAAAAGGCCATCAATGCTGCATTAGCACTGACCTGATAGCTAGTAAACATTGAAATCAATACCGCAATTGCCATGTGCCCATAGACCCGACCCATTGCAGAATTGATCTGCTCTGCGTTTCTATAGACACTATTTTCATAAGTTGTCGAATACATATATATAATCTCCTTTAACCTCTAATGGTTATTTGTGTTTTATTTACAACGGGACCGTCGCTAACGAAGTCTAATCCAGCCATCTTGCCTTCATAAACTTTACCGTTCCATCTCATTGGCATCTTGATGCTTTTATTTAATACAACAGTTAGCCGATCTTTATCTTTAAATTCATAGACGGTAGCATCCACTAACTTACTAGTATTTGCCTGCCGCACTTTACATGTTTCACTATGCCTAATTATATCTGCCATACGACTATTATATAGTAGATTGTACCAAAAGTCAATTGGTTTTGGTAATAAACGGAGTTAATTCTGGAGGCGTCCAGCCCAAAGGTTTAAGCACTTTTCCATCCTCGCGCTTACGCACCTTGCCTGTTTCTTTGTCAATTTTGGCAAAATTAGTTCTCATGACTTCTTTCCATGCACCCTCTGCATCTGCGCCCATGCTGTGTAATGCTCCTATTGTAACAACTAAAATATCGACTAGTGCATCGACGGTTTCGACTTTATCGTGTTGGCCTACAGCTTCGCCTAATTCTCTACACTCTTCTTCTATTAGCGTCATGTAAAGGTTAAATTGATCTTCGTTAAAGTTATCAACGGTCTGGTCGCAGGCTCGCATAAACTTTTCCATATCTCTAAAAACATTCATATTTGGTCCTTTTGTTTTTTATTTTTTCTATTTTGAGCAGCTAGTCTCATTTTTTCTTTAGTTTCGTCGGAATGTGTTTGTCATATATTCCTTGTTGTAAATTAAATTTTTAATACTTTGAGATCTACTCTTAGAACTCTTTTCCCCTAACACTGCTACTGCAAACATAGTATCATTGTGCTTGACCAACATTACTAAGCATCTACCTGCTTTGCTGGTAAAGCCAGTTTTACTAATCAACACATTATAGTTTGTAATATCAGGATTAGTGTTTCTTACCTGTAATGTTACAGTCTTGTTCCTGTTATTGTCAAACTCTACTTTCTCATTTTCAGCCGATGAAATCTGTGTGATTAGCGTGTATCTACGCAACCACCATACAAAATTTACTAGATCATTAGCTGTACTAACATTTCCGGCGCCTATACCACTAGCATCTTCAATACGAGTATTTTTTAGACCGATGTCGCTTATATGTTCATTGACATAGTTTATAAAGGCAGCGTAGCCACCAGGATGAGCATGTGCTAAACTGTCAGCGGCCCGATTATCGCTGGCGATCAGCATGGCCTTGATAAGTTCTATTCGGAGAACCTTGGTCTTATTTGGAAATCGTCCTGTTGTAGATCCTTTGACAACGATTGATTCGTTGAGATCAACTCCACTGTCAATTACTGCCATTGCTGTAAATAGTTTAGTAACACTGGCAATTGGTACTACTTGATCTTCTCTAACCGCAGCCTCCATTACTGCATCGGTAAAATTATATAGTGCGGCAGTTGTGGCACCTGCGTTTAGAGAGCAGAACAGAAGAAGGATAGTTAGGATTTTCATACATTTATTTAACTTGTCCCCAACGAAGATAAAACTCGGATAACTTCTTTGCTTCAAGTTCCGCCATAATAATATACCTATATCCCATCCACATTGAATCCATATGTCTATGCCATTCTGGTTTATCTACAGCGTGTTTGAATACAAACTGCCCTGCTTCACTACGTTCCCAATCAAACATAGGCCCAGCAGCATATATGTCAGGATCGTCGACATCGGCAAGATTAAACTTATGCACAACAACCTTGTGAATCTTTTTCACAACATCGCCTTCTACAGTATATCTTACTGAGCCCATGATAGATGAAATACAGTTATAAATTTTTCAGCATCACTGCGATTTTTAAAATCCCACATGTCCCAAGACATTCGCTTACAGTTGGGCCAATCTTTTAATTTTTCTTCTGTCCATCTAACACAGTTGTCTAGATTTATTGAATGAAGATGGTCGTTTACAAATTCCTCTGCCTCGGACGAACCCCAGTCTTCTACAAGTTGTAGCCGCCACCATCTTACACCGGTACCTGTTCCATCACAATTAAGTTTAGGTTTAATCACAGAAAGTTTTTTGCTCCACTGAAATATCACCGCCTGCAAATCATCAAGTGCGCTCATGCCTTCTTCTTTTTAAAGTACCGACGCTTTGGTTTATTGTCTTTTAGATTTAAAGGAGCGTGTTCCATCTCCATTTGACTCTTCTGTAGAGCCGCATGTATTTCTTCCGTGCTAGGCCCTTCTTCTTCCTCAGATGAGTCAAGACTGGGATGATCATCAAATGCAAAACCAACAGTACTGGCAAATTTAATAGTAGATTCAAAATTACCAAGGTTTCTTAAAGACCCCACCGGACCTTTTTCGTCTTGACTAATGTTATGCCACGTTCGAATCTCAAGAATAGGTTCAATGTGTGAAGGTACTTCGATAATATAGTGATCACCGACAGAGTACCCTGCTTCACTTAGGTCAATTACTTTAATAACCTTGCCCTGAACAGGCTTGGTATTGCTTCGGTTAATGCCATATATCCATACTGTATCACCTACTGCATATTGTTTTTTAACTGTCATGTTTTTCCTTAACGCTTACGTTACCTTTAGACTCTAACATGTCCTTAATGAACTTGATAGCTTTTCTATCGGTATCGTAAACGTATTCTGCGTCCTCGTCATCGGTCCGCAAAGTTACTACAACACCGTTTTTTACCTTACGGATCTCGATTGACTCAAACATAAATTCACCTTTTTATTTAGGAACACTTAAATTGTAATTGAAGTGAAAGATTCCAATATGAGCTGTTTCACGACTCAACTCTTGATCACACCAGATCTCGTAACCTGCTTTTTGTGCCTGTTGACAGAAGAAGATATCTTCACCGATTTCCAAATTAAGTTCTGGAATAAACTCTTGCAAGTAATGAGGCTGTGGGATTTTTTCATATACTTCACGCTTGCAAAGTACTAGACCGTGTGGTAGAACATCGATCAGTTCCATTGCTGGACTATTATCTGTAGTTTGGAATTCACGGAAGTTTCCGCTAGATCCAACCATACCTGTGAAGTTTGCATTAGGGAAACGACGACGACGATAGTTAGCACCCACAATGTCTTTGTTCCGCTTGAGTAAACGAATAGGAGCATCGATTGGGAATTTCATGTCACTGTCAACCCACCAGATATAATCAAAGTCACTCTTTAAGAAGATGTCAACTAGGTTACGACGAGCAATAGTAATAACACTACCGATATTAAATGCACAATTAATCTTAATACCGTGTGCTACTAGATTAGCAGCCGACATAGCAAGATGTTGTGCAAACTCTGCATTGACCATTTCCATTGCTGGAACAGCAATCATAATTGATGGCGGTTTACCTCCTGGCTGCGTTGGCATCGCAGTGGTAGTTGGTGCTGTCGGAGCTGCCGGGCGAGCCAAGTTAGTCGGGCGGCTTGGAATGTTTAATTTACCTTTTTTCATTTTTATCCTTAATTATCTAGGTGCGAACTCTTGTTGTAATTTGATGTTATCAAAAAATTCTTTCTTTGTAGCTGGATCATCTCTAAATGATCCTTTGAGCACAGTTGTTTGAGTTAATGAACTATGCGCCATGATGCCACGATTCTCACAGCACCCGTGTACTGCTTGAATGTAGACTGCTACGTTTTCTGAGGCAGTAGCTTTACTAATTTCTCGGGCAATGTCGTTGCAAAGTTCCTCCTGGAGAGTCCCGCGACGAGCACACCACTGAGCAATACGAGTGTACTTGCTAAGACCAATAAGTTTTTCTGCGGCGATGATGCCAATGTAAGCGACACCGCTAACGGGCTGATGATGATGACTGCACATAGAGCGCAACTCACTACGTACCACCAGCATACCTTCGTATCGGTCTTCTGAATCGTTTGGAAATGCTGTTGCGTCTGGTGCTGCTTCATATCTTCCTGCCATTATTTCATTGTAGTACATCTTGGCCAGTCTACGTGCTGTGCCTTTGCTGTTGGGGTCGGTTTCACGATCGATCAACAGTGAATCTAACACTTTTTCAAAGGCCTCTGTTGCTTCGTCAATAAGTTCAGGCATAACATTGTTGTCGACATAGTCGCTGATGTTGTCGCCTGCCCAGAAGCGTTTGTTATCTTGTTTCATTCGATCGCGGATAACTTGCGATAGATTTTTACTTGTATCCATTTATTCTCCGAGTTATTGTCGTGGATGACTTGTATATTATAATACATTATTATTTAGGTTCAGTCAAGCGTAGTATTAGATTTTTCTTAACTGCGGAGTCCAAAACATTCATTTGCACACCTTGTTGTTCTGCGTATTTTAATAGAGCAGAAGTATCTTTTGGAAAGCACATACCGCCAAATCCGAACTCGCCGTCGGGTCCTGGCACCTTCATATGACTATTGCCAATACGACTATCCATTGTAATCATACTGGCAATCTTATTATAATCTTGCCCTGTTTTAGTAGCAAGGGCATATAACTCATTCATAAACGTAACCTTAGTCGATAGGAATGAATTGATAGCATATTTGCTCAGTGCGGCTTCTTGGATAGTGCAATGCTGTACCTGTTCTAATGCAGTTTGCCCAAGCCGAATAATGCGTTCTGCATCACGCTGATATGCACCTACGCTACCGCCGATAATGGCAAACTTGCCATTTATATAATCTCTCTCAGCATTGGCAGCAGTTAGAAACTCCGGAGCATGAACTAGATTAGGGTACTGATCATTTAGAGTTTGGTACACACTAGGTGGTGCAGTACACTTACTGATAATAACGCCTTTGTAATCTTTAAGTTTTTCTAAGACGTACTCTAATATACTGGCATCGCATTTGCCATCGTCTCCCATTGGAGTAGGTACGCAGACAAACACGCCTTCGCAGTCGGCGAGATCTTTAAATGTGTGTGAACCTTTTGTTGTATCTTTATCAACTAGTATAAGGTCAGTTGAGATTTCCATTGATCTAGCAATGGCACTGCCTACAAATCCTAGGCCCACAATGCCTATTTTTGGGTTATTTGAAAAAGGGAAATTCATAATATATGTATTTAATGTCATTCACTGAGCCCCATAAAAATAAGTTCACGCTCTGTAACATTGGCAACAGGTTTGAGCCAACCGTGACGAATACATTCATTGATAATCATCTTGTATTCTTTTGGACAACTTTGATTGATCTCAAATCCTGCTCGAGGTGCCTGCATCAATCCGTCGTAGATTACGAATTTAGGATCGCTCTGTTTGAGAGTGCGTATTTGACTTTTGTATAGAGTGTATGTCATACTGCTAGTATAGCAGTATTAACATTGCATGTCAACGGTCTATCCAGTCTTTATTACGGTAAGGTTTACCAATGGCTGCTTGCGGTAGATATCGAACTACTTTCTTTTTTAATCGTTGAATAATGGGATGGTTGTGATCGTGTTGGAATGCTCTTAAATACATTCTCCAACTGTTGTGACGTCGTCTGATGCCTTTTTGGTTTTCACTTAGGTAGTCGACGATTTGGTCCACATCACCTTTAAATTTGTCTATTAATTCACAAGCGATATTGAATCCGTATGCATCTATTTCATCGGAACAGCCCAAATAACTCTGCTCCATTTGCACTTCTGTTTTGTTTGCAGTGCTGGCATAATCTGGAATAATTTTAAATTTACGCCTACGATACTGCCTCATGTGTATCAATTCGTGTAGTAGGGTGTCTGCTACTGTATAACACATTCCCTTGTAGCGTTTTTTAGTTATGCATATATGCTCGTCAAACAACGAATAAACAAATATTATCTCTACAGCCTTCTTTTTATCTTGGTCCCACTCACTATAATATGTTCCGCCCACCCAAACTTGATTGGATTCTACTTTAAAATTAGTACTTCGTTTAAACCTAACTGGCGCTAATTTTTTTAAATGATTGGTAATTTTGCTGTGGAATTTTTCTATAGTAAGCTGTTGCCCGACTAATTCCGGATAAAGAGAGTACAGGAAACTGGCGATAGTTTCTCGATCTAGCATAGACCAATTGAATCGTACTCTTGGTGTAGTCATGTTTCCACCTTGTAATATATTTAGTTATCACTTACACTTTCATTATGTGCTACTTTAATGACGCTAAGACCACTCTTCTCTAAAAATTCTACGCCCGCCATGTCCCTATAACTATTGCGATAGTATACGCTAGATATGCCGCTTTGGTATATAAGTTTGGCACAATCCAAACAAGGAGCGTGAGTAATAAAAATATCAGCATCACGGCCGCTTTGGCTCGACTTGGCCAGCTTCGCAATCGCATTGGATTCAGCATGTAATACCTCTGGTTTAGTTTTTAATCCGTAACGAACATTTCGTTGAGCACCTTCGTGCCATCCTTCGTGCGGGTACTTAGCATCGAACTCCTCTGGGTCAAGCCAACCACCTGCACCCGAATCCCAAACTTTATCTTCACAGTCATTATCCCAGCCCGCAGGCATTCCGTTGTAGCCGTAGCTAATAACTGAACCATCTTTAACAATAACCGCACCTACCTGAAGTCTAATGGCGTGGCTAAGTTCAGCAGCTCTTAAAGCCCAATCCATATACATGTCTATGTATTTTTCTTTCATTGATAATCTCTGCCGTCTCTAGAGTGGTACTTTTTATCGGGATCATAGTGGGCAAATTGATCATAATTTGGTTCGTTTGGTAACACTCTTTTACCTACGAACCACTCGCCTATGTGATTAATTAGTTTTCTTCCATAATAATTTCTAATATTCGCAGACACCATGCCGTACTGTTCGTGTAGTACTTTACCTACAAGCCCTTCATTTAAATTAAAATCGTAGAATTTTCTATAGTCCACCTTAACCCTATCTAATGAATATAAACTTGCCATGGGACTAAAAATCAAGCTATTTTTTGTATAACGAAAATTCTTATAGATATGATCTGATCTGTCAGCAATCGGATCCGTTTCGTGACCGTACCATGCTTGTCTTGCTAACTGAACCTGTCCCAATTCTTGATCTTTTTGCAATAGCTCTATAAGGTCGGTGACTAGTACAGGTTCTAGTATTTCTACGTCATCTTCTTGGTGCCATATGTAGTCATAATCTCTTTCTTTCATTAGGTCCCAGAATTGACTCCATGTTACACTCAACCCTAGATTTTCTGGATGCAAAATAATTTCATTATAGCCGTACAACTTAACCAGCTCTGTGATCATCAAATCGTTTCGAGTTTTAGGATAATCATCGATGAAAATTTTATGTACTTCGCATCCGTAATAATTTATATTACGCTGTGCTCTTAGTGTACGAGTCAAGTACTCTAGTCTGTTAGTTGAAAATATTACCTGACAAATTTTATAGGTCATTAGATTCTCTCAGTATTAAAGAAGAAAGTTTGGAAAAGTCTGCCAGTTTCGTTGCTGTTACCAAAATAATCTAAACTTGCGTGATATAGATCACCTCGATAAATTATTAGCCTGTTGTATTTGTTTCCTACTCTATCAAATTGATCCCATTTAGTATAATCATAACCTTCGTGGTCTTTGTTAGATCTTCTAAATTCTCCAGTTTCTTTGTGACGATAAAATGCAGTTCCACCTGTATGTGGAGCATCTGGAGTTAGGTAACAAACACCTGCCCACATATTATGATGGTCGGCATGTATCCATGTTCTGTCTTGAGCTGTGGCTAATTGAAAGGCTCCGGTGTAACCTTGATCTTCAAACCAGTGAGTAACCGGCCCTGCAAATGCCATCCAGTATTCGATACAGGATTTAACATCGTCCGGTAGATAAGGTTTAGTTCTTGATCCGGGATAATTTCCTTTTACCGAGAAGTCTTGAGACAATGCATAATTTCTAACAATGTCTGGGTTCTCATAAAAGTTATCGATAACTAATAATTCTAAATTCATTTAATACCTCATGTATGTTCCACTAACTCCTTCCCAGCCATATATTTTCCAGTCAGTTTCTACTATGTCTTTTTCGTAAGGTCTAGTAAAGAAATATAACAAGGTTTCAAGATCATATGCTATACCATTGGGGTTATTCGTAAATTCTGCAATCACTCTATAGATGTCTAGCATTTTTTCATGATACTCAGAAGTCCATCCATAAAGCACTGAGCAATATTGTCTAAGCGTGTTATCTTGCTGGGTACTTCGTCTATCTACCATTTCATAGGGCCAAGTATCCTGCCACTCAAATTTTAACGGATGTTTAAAAAACAATTTCCCTGTATTTTCATTTGTACAATGAGTTAGGTTAAACGACCGATCAAAGAAATATCTTCCACTTAATTTAAAAAAGAAGTCATATTCTTTGAGCAAATCTTTATATCTATTAAAGAATGCAAGTTGTAATATTGTTTCACAGTGACTCTTGTGAGAGTGTGTTCTAATAATATCAAATAAGTCGGGAAATTCTTCTGCTACATTAATAAAAACAAGATTTGGTTGGTAGGCAAGTACTGCTTTGTAGTGTGCAGAATTTTTAGATGAGTCAACTAAAAATATAGTTGTTTCGTCGTCTATTATTCTATCTAAAGATGATAGAGTAAAAATAGTTTGTCTTAATCGTTCTTCATTACTGAAGATAGATCTTACATTACTGTAGGTAAGTGGATAGGTATTATCAACATCAATGACGCTAGTAACCAGTATTGCTTTCTTCATGATCTATAAAAGTTGCCTGTTAATAATTTTTTAAAATATTCATCGAGTTGTTTATGTACAACTTCTTCAGAGTAGTGTTTCATTGCCCAGTCTCGGCAAACTTTGGGGTCTATCTTGTCAATGTTATTCAATGCGTCGACAAATTCTTTAAACTCTCTACAACGGAATCCAGTTACACCTTGTACAACTGTTTCTGTAAAGCCCCCCCAGTCTGTGGTAATAGCTGGGGTGCCGGAGAAGTAGCCTTCAGCAACCATATTGCCAAAAGGTTCAACGTAGTAAGTCGGTCCTATGATCGCCTTTGCATCTCGCATTAATACTTTACGCTGTTCTGCATTTGCCACACCAAACACTTCTACATGACTAGGAATTTCAGAATAACCCATGTCTGCTAGATCTCCGGGACCTGCTACAATCAATTTATGTCCTGTTTCTTTTGTAGCTTGTATAGCAATATTAAGACCTTTGTTTTCAATAACTCTACCAAAGTAAAGAATATAATCTTTCTTTGCCTTAGAGAATTCAAACTCGTCTGGTGAAAATGCATTTGGTATAACAGCGTCATACCAGCTAGGAGCCATTAACATCTTTCTCTCACCGTAGAACATGTGCATTTGGGCATAGCTGACAAATACTCTATAAGGTGCGAACACTGCCTTAGTGTCGTAGCCTATGCTAGGTTCGATGATAATAAGATCGTTATTGGCTTCGGCGGCAACTTGATTTTCCCAACCATGAAAGCAAACTATAATATCTCCGGGAGATTTTCGGGATTTAATTTCACCGGCTGCTCTTATATTGTATTTGTCTATACAAGAATTTCTGTGTGGGTATATCTCATCTAAACAAATTACAGTTTCACAATCTACTTTACAGCCCACTATACCGTAATGGATACAGTCCCATCCTAGAGGCATCATGTTGTTGATAAATTTTATTACCGCTATAGAAAAGGGATCGGTCCTGTTATTAATATGAACAGGACCGGTTGGATTGCTTAATATATGAATTGTAGGCATAGAGTTAATTAGATGCTTTTGATTTTTGTAGCCGCAATTTATTAAGTTGATCTTCTAACATTTTAATATAATGTACAGAAAATCTTCTTCTTAGTTCTACGGGAAAATCTTTTGATGCAAGTCTGTACTTTTGAATCTCTTCTTCTTTGAGAAAAATAAGTTTATCGATATCATTCATTGTGTACTATTTAATCGATCAATCTCATCGGCTGCTTCTTCTAACAAATCTGCAATACGGTCTGGCGTGCCTTCCTGTACTGATTTACGGTCTTTGATCTGTCTGCGAATCTCTGCTCGCTTGCGTAGGCGGAATATAAGACTCTGTTCACTTACTGGTAAATGACTTTCGTCTTTCATTTTATATCAAGCCCCTGTGTTTCTGGACTATAGTCCAATGTGCCGCCGTCTTTGTCATTAGGGTAGAAGTAAGCATCCTCATCTACTATTGTAACTTCTAAATCACCATGACGCAGGTCATAGTCCGTGAATCCACCTTTGTCGTGATATACACGGAATACATATCCGTTCAGTGTGTCCAGAATAAATCCTCGTGTGCCCACAGCGTTTTTGATTTTCATTTTTCTACCACCTTATATCCTGAGTAGGGATAGTGTTCTTGCAACCATTCCAACATGCCTGGTTCATTGGGCAGTCGGATTGAATCGTATTTGTTTGTGATATACATTATGCTTTCTCTGAAAAAGGGCCGTGACAGCCCTTGTTCTTCTTTTTGTCTAATTACTTAGGCATCATCAATGCATTGAAGTTGCTTGGAACAACAATGGTCTGTACTTGTCCATTCTTGATACCTTCTGAGATATTCAACATGGCTTGTGCCTGCATGAATGCAATACTAGCACCTGAGTTATTTGCAAGTGCTGCCATACGACGGCTTTCAGCTTCGGCAGTCTTAACTTCAACTTCCTTCTGCTTGAGTTCGTTCTTACTACGAACCAATGCGTTAGCCGACTCAACAACAGTATCACTTGGCAGTACATTACGAATCATAACCTGACTGATCATAATGGAACCGTCCAACTTTTCTTCAGAAAGGTTGCGAACAATTTCTTCCTTAATGTAGTTTTCCATGTCAGTGCGGTTGTCTGCCATATCCAATGCTTCGTACTTTCGTGCGGCTTTGTAGATAGCATTACGAGCATTCTGAACCACATAGTTGTACATCACATAAGTGTCACCTTTGAATTCAGCGTGGAACGATTTGTTCTTGGTTGAATAAAGTTCGGCAACATTCTGTGAATTGATGTTGTAAACAACTACAGCATCGAAGTCTTTCATGGTTGAGTTGTCCTTGGCCACCGGAGTCATATTCTCCAAGACCACGTTAACATCCTTGACCGGGAATGTAAGCACATCACCGATGAATGTCTGATTGAACGAACCAGGCAACAACT